AAAATAAAATCCAAAATGTTATATCTGGTGGCATCGCTGATGGTTCTGTTACTACTGCTAAAATAGCTAATGATGCAATTACAGCTGATAAAATTGCACCTAATGTTTCATTTCCACCTGATGATGGTTCTATTACTGCTGCTAAACTAGCAAATAATGCTGTAACTACAGCTAAGCTAGCAAATAATGCTGTAACTACAGCTAAACTAGCTGATGCTAACGTAACTACAGCTAAGCTAGCTGATGCTAACGTAACTACAGCTAAACTAGCAAATAATGCTGTAACTACAGCTAAGCTAGCTGATGCTAACGTAACAGCACCTAAAATTGAATCACCTTTAAGTAGTGATCTAACCTTTTCATCTAGTCAAACATTTCCAAAAATACCAGCTACTACTAAAACATCTGCATATACTTTAGTTGCAACAGATGCCGGTAAACATATTAACATTACAACTGGTGGTATTACTGTACCTAGTGGTGTGTTTAGTGTTGGTGATGTTGTCAGTATTTATAATAATAGTAATAATAACCAAACTATTACAAAAAGTAGCGGCGTAACACTACGAGGAGCAGGAACATCTATTACAAGTGATCGTACATTAGCTCAATATGGACTAGCAACTATTCTTTGTGTTGCTCCTAATGTTTTTGTTATTATTGGTAGTGGGTTAACTTAATGATACATCAATTACTTTTTAGTTCAGAAGTTTCACAATCAGGGCAAGTAACATTTACACCACCGATTGCTGCTACAAGTTCTAGTATTTTTAATTGGGTCGTTCCTTCTGGAGTAACAACTATTTGTGCAGTCTGTGTAGGTGGTGGTGGCGCTGGTGGTCTTACTTCCGGTAATCTTCCTTCAGGAGGTGGCGGAGGTGGCGGGCTTTCTTGGCTAAATGATATTCCGGTTACTCCTGGTGAAACATTAAGGGTTGTAGCTGGTGTCGGAGGTTATTATGATGTACCATCTGCAACCAACGATGGTCTAGACAGTGGTATTCTAAGGGGATCAACTACTTTATTAGGTGCCACCGGCGGAGAAGGTGCCACACCTGGACAATCATCTGGTGGAGGACAAGGTGGACCATCCCTTGTATCCACATGGGGTGGAGGTGATGGTGGTAATTGGCTTTTTCCATCAGGCTCAACTTCAGCAGGCTCTGGTGGCGGCGGCGGTGCAGGAGGATATAGCGGTGACGGTGGTCGAGGAGGTTATTTTGATGGATTTGGAGCTACTGCTGCTGATACAAATAGCGGCGGCGGTGGCGGCGGTTATGGTGGTCAAACTGTCGGCGGCGGCGGCGGCGGTGTTGGTCTTCTAGGAAAAGGTAGTGACGGTAGTGTAGGTACTTCACCTAACAGCGTTGGTGGAGGAGGTGGTTCCGGCGGTCAAGATGGTCTATCTACTGCAATTTCTAACGATAAAACTCAAGCAACCGGAGGTTTATACGGCGGTGGCGGTTTTGGTCGCCCTAGCGGAAACCCTGGTGCAGGTGCCCCAGGTGCTGTAAGAATTATTTGGGGACCGGGAAGAGCATTTCCTTCTACTAATACAGCTGACGTTTAAACAAATTTATTTAAAAACAACAACTATTTTATTATGATTAAACTTATTCGTCCTATTCTTCTTAAGTTTGCTAATTCACCGCAAGTAAAACTTATGATCATTGAGATATTGCGTCAACTTGCAAAAGATACAGATAATACTATTGATGATCAATCAGTAGATTTTATTGAACGTGGATTATTTGGTGAACTTTAAATGATTGAAGCAGGGGTATCAGCTCTTATTGGAGCAATTGCAGCCGGTGCTGCTTTAACAAATCGTATACACAATAGAATATCAGCTTTAGATAGACGTGTTGATACCTTTGAATTAAGTGTTGCACAAGACTATGTATCTAAAGCTGATCTTTCAGTAATGGTACAGCGTATGGAGGATCATATGGTCCGCATTGAAAACAAATTAGATCAAATTGTATTGAGAAATCCCTTATGAAGAAAAAAGCAACTGAAGACCAATTTAATGAGTTGCATAATCTTGTCACAAAGGAATTCCTTGCACGTATTAAATCCGGTGAGGCTTCTACACAAGATCTAAAAGCAGCTTGTGACTGGTTAGCAAAGAATGATATTAGTGGTGTCGCCTTTGAAGGTAGCCCACTAGATAAACTAGTTAATATCATGCCAACTGTTGATCCTGAACTTGTACAACGGAGACTTTATGGCTCGAAAGTCTAACTATAGCGGTGCTAAATACGCTAATGGTAACTATAAATCATATCAAAAGAAATATGATTCTAGTAAATTACAGATCTCTAAACGATCTGAACTAAATAAAGAAAACCGTAAACGTGGAACCTACGGTAACGGTGATGGCAAGGATGTATCCCACAGAAAAAATGGAAAGACATTCCTTGAAGCAGCATCAAAAAACAGAGCACGTAAAGGACGCGCATGACCCCACTACTTCCTACCCCTAACGATTACCTATACAACTTAATAGTCATGACCTCACCAGAAGCTAAGCGTCTGTGGAGACGCTCTATTAAGGAACATTTTGACCATACTTGTATCTATTGCGGAAAAACCTATGACCTTAGTCAACTATCTATCGATCATGTTCATCCTCGCGCACGTGGCGGAGAGGATGTCGCAACAAATGTTGTATGCGCCTGTACCAGATGTAATCAGGATAAAGGAAGTACACCCGTCCTATCGTGGATGAGAGATAAATTTGGAGTTAATAGACTCCGTGAAAAACTAATTATGGAGTATATTAATTAATTATGCCTGAAAGCACTTTATCATGGGTTGATTACAAAAAAGCTGCTAAAAAAATTAAAAAACTTAAACCTAAAACTACGCCTCAATCTATAATTAAACAAATAGGTTCTCCTGTTAAAAACGGTAAAATAATACGCATTACTTCTGACGGAGCAGGTGGTATAAAAGAAAGAAACGTAAAAGCTCAAACCAAACGTGAACGTCTTCGTCAAAGAAGATTAAGGATTCAAACAGGTAAATTATCTAAAGAAGATGCTTTAAAATCTCGTGAATTAAAAACTAAATTTAGAGAAGGTGGTAATGAAGCTGATCATATAGTTGAAAGTTGGTTGCTTGGTTCTCAATTAGAACGTATAGAAGCTAAAGGTGGTATGCCTGCTGTTGAACAGGCTTTAGATACATTAAAAAAATCAGGCTATCAACTAGGTAATATGCCTGGTAATTTACAACAACTTTCTCCTGAAGAAAATAAAGAAAAATACACTCAAACTAAAAGCTTACAGAATTATTTAGGTTCTAGAGAAAGTTTAGGTCAATCACCATCAGCTCGGCGTGTTGATCTATTTCAAACAGGCTATACACCACCTACATTAGGCGGGTTTCAACAACAAGAACCTGAACTTATTTTTACAAAAGGTGGTATTAAATATAATCCACCTAAGTTACAACCTTCTCAAAAGTATTCAGTACCAGAAACACCTCCTACACCTAAAGTTGATATGAGTCCTTCTGTAATGGAAACTGTGTCAGACGTAGTAGAAACAGCTACGCCTTATGTAGTTGGTGCAGCTGCTGCTGTTGGTGGTCTTATGTTAAACATTGGTAAAGGCGTAGCCACTATGTTAGTCAACGCTCCTGGACCCTAGAAGCCCTTCTAACCCCCTACACGCTAGATTCTACCTATGAACACTTTAGACCTCCTTAGAGACGATTTTAAGCTATTCCTACAAGCCCTGTGGCGTGAACTAGACTTACCAAACCCTACACGTGCTCAATATGCAATTGCTGATTACCTTCAACATGGTCCAAAGCGTTTACAAATCCAAGCATTTCGGGGAGTTGGTAAGAGCTGGATTACTGGTGCTTTTGTTCTTTGGACTTTATTTAATGACGCCGAAAAGAAAATAATGATTATATCTGCTTCTAAAGAACGAGCAGATAACATGTCAATCTTCCTACAAAAATTAATCATTGAAACACCCTGGTTGGCTCATTTGCGCCCTAAATCTGATGACTCCCGTTGGAGTCGTATCTCATTTGATGTGGCTTGCTCCCCTCACCAAGCCCCTTCTGTTAAATCAGTGGGTATTACTGGTCAGCTTACCGGTAGTCGTGCTGACCTGATGATCCTGGACGACATTGAAGTACCAGGAAATAGTATGACAGAATTTATGAGGGAAAAGCTTCTACAATTATGTACTGAAGCTGAATCAATCCTTACTCCTAAACAAGATTCACGTATTATGTTCTTAGGTACACCACAGACAACCTTTACTGTCTATCGTAAGCTAGCTGAGAGAGCCTACAAGCCCTTTGTTTGGCCTGCTAGGTATCCTAGGAAGGTAACACAATACGAAGGCCTGTTAGCGCCTCAGCTAGTAGAAGATATAGATGGTGGTGCTGAACCGTGGCAAGTAACAGATGATAGGTTTGATAATGAAGACCTGATTGAACGTGAAGCTTCAATGGGTCGTAGCAACTTTATGTTGCAGTTTATGTTAGATACGAGTTTATCCGATGCTGAAAAGTTTCCTCTTAAATGCTCTGACCTTATCGTCACTAGCGTTAACCCCACTACTGCTCCTGAATCCATCGTTTGGTGCTCCGATCCCCAAAACGTTATTAAAGACCTCCCCACTGTTGGACTCCCTGGAGACTATTTCTACTCTCCAATGCAGTTACAAGGAACATGGGATCCTTACCAAGAAACAATCTGCTCTGTTGATCCGTCGGGTCGTGGCTCGGATGAAACGGCTGCAGCTTATATCTCACAACGCAACGGTTTCTTGTACTTGCACGACATGCGTGCTTACAGAGATGGGTACTCCGACAATACATTACTCGATATTCTAAAAGGTTGTAAAAAATATGGTGTTACTAAATTACTAATTGAAACAAACTTTGGTGATGGTATTGTATCTGAACTGTTTAAAAAACATATGGTACAAACTAAACAAGGTATAGACATCGAAGAAGTACGTGCTAATGTTAGAAAAGAAGACCGAATCATTGATAGTTTGGAGCCTATCCTTAACCAGCATCGTCTTATCATTGATCGTAATGTTATTGAGTGGGACTTTAAGTCCAACCCCGATAGACCTCCAGAAGAACGACTCCTTTACATGTTATTCTATCAAATGAGTCGTATGTGTCGTGAAAAAGGTGCAATCCGTCACGACGATAGAATTGATTGTCTTGCTCAAGGTGTTCAATATTATACAGATGCTCTTGGTATCTCTGCCCTAGAAGCTATTAAAGATCGTAAACGTAATGAATGGAATTCAATGCTTGAAGAGTTCTTTGATAACCCTCAAGCCTCTGCTAATCATCTTGTAATGGGTATGAATTTAGAACAAAGACAACAAGCTAGAGGTAATTCTAAAAACTCTATTCCTACGTGGGTATAAATTAGGTGAGTTCGTAGGTTAAGCAATAGAACGAACCCATATTGTTTTTTATGGGCGGATGTATAGGGGGGAAGGGAAGGGTGGACCCAACTCCCCGAACGGGGAGGAATTCGAGACAAGCTCTCATTCCTCCTTTTATCTAATGAAGCGTGAGGAGGATCCAAAGACACAAAAGACAAACATCTCCCTCTTCTTCATTCTTTATAAACACCTCCTTTAATATTAATTTTTAATATTATTTAAAACATAAACTCTAACTTAAGATGAATCCCGTGAGAACTTATTAAACTACAAAGACCAAACTTTATTAATCCCACCACAACTTATACTACTGTATGCATAACGTAGAACTTGTTCACGTAACACCTGATGCTGAACAATTAATAGCTTATATGGCTAGAGTATCTAACCCAGCTAATCAAGATAATCCTGATTGTATTAAATTAATTAAATACCTTATTAAACATAATCATTGGTCCCCCTTTGAAATGGTTAATATGTGTGTACAAATAGACACAACCCGAAGTGTTGCTAGTCAAATCTTAAGACATAGATCTTTTAGTTTTCAAGAATTCAGTCAACGTTATGCTCAAGTTATTGATACACCATCTCTTCCTAACTTTAGACGTCAAGATACAACAAATAGACAAAATAGTATTGATGATCTTAATGAATTTACTCAACAAGAGTTCCAAATACGTACTCAAGACCTATTTGATCAATCCTTAGCACTTTATAATGAAATGTTAGCCGCTGGTGTCGCTAAAGAATGTGCAAGAGATGTTCTTCCCCTTAGTACACCTACTAAACTCTATATGAATGGGTCATTACGCTCTTGGTTACATTATACTGCGCTAAGATGCGCTAACGGGACTCAACTTGAACACCAAACTGTCGCTAATGGCGTTAAACAGTTACTTCTTGAACAGTTTCCTACTGTATCAGAGGCAATGTGGACCGGCGAGCGTAGCGAGCCCGTTAAAAAATGACAAAAATGTCTGAGCACTAGTTTTTAATTATAATTAAGAATTAATCCCCCATTGGGGGTAATAATAATTAGAATTCGTAGCAAGTACGAGTTATTATTAATAAATAATGATTGATAAGTATTAATATTACTTAGCTCCGTTCGCTACGCTCACTCCGCCGCGCTAAATATAATATTGCACTGTGTAAATAATATTTTTACATGGTGAATATTGTGGGGGGAGTGAGCGCGAAGCGCGAACGGGTTAGTGTTAGATAGCGACAGGATTACACGATCTATGTGTTACGATACGAATTCGTATCAGTATTGAATATTGATAATGATAATGATTCTCAAAACATCTGTCATGCCTTCCTTAAGTAACACTAACTCGTTACGTGTTAGCGTCATTAACGTGCGTTAGTTGCCGCCTGCGGCGACATAATCGTGTGCCATAAGTGACGACTTCGTCGCCATAAGTATATTTGATGGGATCGTAACGACTGATGAGTTAACTGAGATTGATGCAATAAGGGGTTGACTTTTCCTTGAGGAGGTGCTATATTGTATTCATACAAACGAAGGGAGCAACCCTAATGAACACACAAAAGTACTGCGGTTGGAGTAACTATGAAACATGGTTATGTAACATGTGGTTCAATGACTTTGACTTTACTAACATGATGGAAATGTTTGACAAGTGTGAGGATAACTGTGATGTCTTAGAAATTATTGAGAACTACATCAAAGAACATGTTGAAGAATATGTAGAGTATTCACTATCACCTGGTGATCAATATGGTTTTATTCATGACATGTTAAACGCTGCAATTAGTGAGATTGATTGGCGTGATATTGCTGAGCATTATGTCGATGATGTTGTGGATGAGTTAGAGTTAATCAGAGATGATGCAAAGTCTGAACTTATGGGAGTTTAAGTTAATGAAACTAACTAACGTCACATTCA